GAGGTGCCCGCAAGTAAGGACGTGGACCCCCTCCTCAAGAAGTGGCGCGCCTCATGAAAAAGCTCAAGCACCTCCACACATTCTTGGATCGCCACGGCAAACGCCGCACATATGTGCGCCTCGCGGGCAAAGGCAAGTCGATTGCGATCCAGGCGGACCCATCTGACGATGTCGGCTTCGCCAGAGAATACGCAGCCGCTTTGGAAAAGCTCGGCGGCGTGAGAGTTGTCCGTGGATCACGCCCAGGATCGTGGGATGCGCTTTACGCCCTCTATAAGACAACCCCGGACTTTAAAGATTTAAAGGCAACATCCAAAAAGAAAAAATGCTTACACCTAGAGCGCGTCCTCGATATGGAGATCAACGGCGTAAGGTTTGGCGAGTTGCCTAGCGAGCAAACCACTAAGCAAGATGTGGTTAAATTGCGAGACGCCATTGAGGCCCCTACCGTAGCTAACGCGGCTGTTTCGGTCTTATCAACCTTGGCAAAGGCGGCAATCACGCGAGGGTACATGACCCACAACCCGGCGGCGCTCGGTGAGCTTGGGGTCAGAAAAAGGAAAAGCACCCGAGGCAACAATTACGTTTGGACCGCCGACGACTATCAGAAGTTCGTGGAAAAATACCCCCTCGGAACGATGGAATACCTAGCTCTTATGCTTCTGTGGAGCACGGGCGTCCGTGCTAGCGACGCTTATAGGCTCGGGCCGCAACACGAGAAGAACGGGTATTTGGTTTTCACTGAGCACAAAGACAGCGACAGCAAATATCGGGCAGCCAAACACCGCGAGATCGAGATACTGCCCTCACTGCGGGCAGCTATCGACGCCTGCTCATCTGGGCACATGGCGTACATTGTCGGCAAACGGGGCAAGCCCTTCTCCGGACCAAGCTATTTCAGCGCTTGGCTTAGAAAAAAAGCGAAGGCCGCAGGCCTTCCGCCCGGAGCAGCTACGCACGGCGTTCGCCGCGCTGCCGCCACCGGGGCGGCGGAACACGGAGCAAGCGAGCATGCGATCATGGCGCTTTTTGGGTGGAAAACGACAGAACAGGCGAATCGGTACACACGCACCGTGCGCGACAAGAAGCTTGCGGCGGAGACGATTAGCATCCTTGAAAAAAGAAGGGAGAGTTAGAGAAAATTTGCAAACCCTGCTAGGGTGTTTGCAACCCACCGCGTAACCCGTTGGAAAGCAAGGGGAAATTTGGACTGAACAAACTTACAGATGAACTAAGGGTTGTTAGTGATTTCAACCACTTAGGCAGAAGTTTGCAAATTTAAAGCCCCCATGTTTCCCTATGCTTTCCAGAGGGGTTTTGCAAACCTTTCGAGGCGTAGATCACGAGCCATCGCAGACGCGAATCCAGGCAAGATTATAAAAATCCCCCCACGCCCGCGTGCGTTCTGAATCATCGTCACGGTACACGAACGGACTAAGCGCCTCGCAAGGGATCGCCCTAGCCGGAACTGCGGAATCGGTCGCGCAGCCGCTTGCGACCAGCAGGGTCAAGAGCGCGACGGTCTTTCTGAATTCCATGAACCTGATTGCGTGCCTCTTCCAGGCCCCGTAGAGCCGCCTGGGCCTCGCCTGCGCGTATAAGTTGGCGTTTATCCGCATACCGGATTATGGCGCTTACAGCGGACAGGAGGCCGCGTATCAGGCTTAGGCTACTCAGCACTATTATCCGCGCCCTTTTCGCCAACGATCATTGCGACCACGCCTGCAATCGCAGCGGCGGCAACGAAAACCGACTGCCAAGCGCCTTCATCAAAACCAAACAAACCAAAGCCGGCGAGTAGCGGCGCAAGGCCAGCGTAGGTGGACGGCTCTTTCAAACGGCTCATGATTGCGTGCATATTTTCCTCCTATTTAGGATCGTGTTCGACGTGCATGTGGGTCGTTTCAAGTACGACATCGAAGGCATTGCCCAGCGCTGCTTGGCACTCGTCGCGGACAGTTCGTTTGAGGTCGCGTGCAATGTGGTTCGTGCGGAAATCAAACGCCTCGCCGCAGTAATGCAGGGAGCGATTCGAGTGCCTGCCCTCTGTCGCGCTGGTAATGATCAGCGGAAGATTGTGCGCTTGCAGGATCTGCTCGCAGACGATCATCGCAAACAAAATTTCGGGCTTGATCCCCTTCACCCGCACGCCCTCTTTCAATTTCATATCTGCTCTCCCTGCATAGTTTTGCTGACCTTCACACCGATCTCGTACAGCAGGTTGTCGAGGTCATGGCCTGCCTTGCCCCGCCCCGTGAAAAACACCTCGCAAGGAACGTGCTGGTGATCAAAGCCCACGCTGATATCGAACGGGCCGACAGAGAATGTTTCGCACAGGCGTCGGTTATTCACGCATCACCTCGTTCGTTTTCAGGCATTGTGTTGCAAGGCGAACAAGCTGCTGCCGCGTTACGCGGTAGGCACGCCAGCCAGCCTCGCTCTGGATCAAAATTTCTGCGTATTCGTCTGGGTCAGCGCGCACGCCAACCGTGAGAGCGGTTAGCTCTTCGATCTCAGCCAAGTGAGATAGTCGGCACCCGCTTCAACGTCCGCGAACATCTGAACGAGGCGCGCAGGTGACGTGGCCTGCGGATCAAACACCGTCACAATCGAAGCGCCGCACTGCTGCACAACGTAATTTCGCCTCCGGGCGAATTCATCGAGGTACTTGTAGCCGCGCGCTCGCGCCATGTTGATTACGCGCCCGCTAGCCACTTCCTCGCTAGCTAACGCCCAGCTATGCCTGTGCCCGGCGATATATAAGTCCGCTTCCTCGTCCCACAGGCTGGCACGCTTCTGCCCGTGCAGCGGGTTGTAGATGCTGCTGCCCTTGTGATCGTGCGCGGCATCGATCTTGATTTCGCAGCCGTTGGGAAACAGGACGCGGAATTTGGCACGCCAATCGAGGACCGGAATGCGGTGCGCGTTGATGCCTTCAAGATACGCCGACAGCCCCTGATCCATGACATCGTGATTGCCCAGCAGCCACAGCCGCCAGGGGATGCCCGCTTCTTCTAAAAACCAGCGCGCTAGCCTGCGCTCTGTTTGCCGTGAAACATCGTTTTCAGCGTACAGCCGCACAAGGCTGCCGCCCCAATTGTCTACGCTGTCGCCGCAGTTAGCGGCGAACATGCCCGGCGTTGACTTGATGCGCTCGATGTCGCGGCGCAGCAGTTTGATGTTGCAGCCGTTGCTGCCGATGTGCGGGTCGCCAAACCAGCTATAGGCTATTGCCTCGTTCGTCTTTTCCTTGATCGCAAACCAATGCTCGGCTTGTTCACGCGCTTGCCGCTGCTCAAAGCGGCGCTCCATCAGATCAAGAATATCCTCGGCAGGCACATCCTCGTCTGGGAACGTAGGGTAGACAACAGGCGGTTCGTGCGACGGCTCTGGCGTTGCGGCAGCGTGTACCCAGCTTTGCACGGTAGCACGCGGAATATTCAGCCTGCGGCTTGCCTCTGCTATTGTTGAGGCCACCGCGATCTCTACTGCTTGCCTCCTAGTCTCAAGATCGTACTTGAAAGGCCCGCCCATCCGTCACCGAGACGCCGTTTGCGTTTCGATGCGGCGCAGGGTTGTCAGAATAATCTCTTGCCGCGCCAGCATAGCGCTTGTCTTGCTTGCAATCGTTGCCACGTCACGCTGAATTTCGGCCTGCCGCACCTCGACCGCGTTCAGCCTGCGGTTCTGGTCAGCGTTCTTCTGAGCCTCTCCACCCCAGGCGAGCGCGCCAGCGAAAATGGCTGCCGCCAGGGGCAGATAGGCCAGGAGGCGTGACATCTTAAATCCAGCCGCCGTGTCCTGTGGGATCGACGCCGGGGAAGCCCTGCGCCTCTGCTTCCGCCGCAGACGCCGCAGCGTCTACCATTGCCCCGACATCCGGCTCGCCCGCCATTAAACTCTCAGCGATTGCACGAGTAGGAATTGATCGCGCCATGACCGCTGGCGGAGGCGGCGCTAACGCCGCAACTGTGACGGGATCGAGCGGTGCGGTCCCTGTCATCATGTTGGGCCATGACCCCATCAGCGCATTGGAACTAGTTGGCGCAGACGCAGACATCGGCCCTTCTTCGACCACACCCCACGCAGGCATGCCCACGCCCTCAGGACGGCCTGGGAAACCTTGCTGTATTTCGCCCCTAGCGACTTCGTTTGCCCGGTCGCTGAAACTCCCGCCCATAGCGGCGCGCGCCCTATTAATGTTTCCTCGCTGCGGGTTGAAAAAGGACTGAAAAAATGACGGCCTTCCGGTAGCGGCCAGCGCCGTTGTAGTTGCGGGAGACAGCAGAAAACTCAACGCTTCCCACGGGTCGTAAGGCCCTTGCTGATTCGGATCGACCAGCCCCGCGTTGACAGCCTCTTGCCAGCCACCGGGACCGCCGCTGCCGACACCAAGGTTCATCAAAATATCGGAGATCGTTTCTGGCGAGATTCCAGGCGGGGTTGCAGGCGTATCAATAGGCGGCGCGTTGACCAGAAACTCTGCGTTCTGGTTCCACGGTTGGTTAGGGGTAAAACTGACTGGTTGCCAAGCCATATTGTGCCTCTATTGAAGGTCGGTGCGTTGCGGGGCCATAAATGGCTGGATTGCCTGCCCGCCAAGAATTGAAGTCGCTGCGCCTGTAGCCCCCGGCGACACGCCTAAACTGCGTGGCGGTATGGGGCTGCTTTGCTGTTTTCGCACCGCCTGCCGCTGTGCGTTGTCACCCCACTTTATGATTGCATCACCTATGGGGCTTGTAGCCACTGCATTGCCCAGAACCCCCATCCGCTGCAGAAGCCCAAGAAGCACGTTTACTGTGTTGGAGTAGTTGACCGCGCCCGGAACTTTAGCCGCGTCATCCACCAGAACGGCAACCCGTTTGAACTGCTTCATCAGGCTTATTTCTTCTCTGCTGAAAAGCTCCCGCGTCAATGTCGGGTTGTCCGCAAGCATCGAATCCATCGCTGATGCGAACTTGTTGGCGTTGAACGCTACCTCCGCTGTAACATCGCGCGCGCCTGTTAGCTGCGACCGGAAGAGGCGCATGAAGGCAGCCTCCTTCAGGGCCGTGAAACCTCGGCTGTTCTCACCCAGAATTTGCTTGATACGTTGAACGGCCCGCGTTGCGCCTTTCTTGGCTCCGCCTCCCATCGAAAACAGTAGGTTCACCGCTTCGTCAGGCGGTATGGCGAACTCTTCGCCCAACTCTTTCGCTTGGTCTGCATCCAGACGCCCAACGATCTTCTTTACGATTGTGTCGGCTTCAAACTTGTTGGCGTATTTTCTGCGCAGGCGACCTGCGCTGCGGAACATCTGCACCGCCTCCTTGTCGCCTCGCAGCATTGCCTCGTCTAGCAACTCCTCCATAAATGCGTCGTAATCGTTAATCGCCTTCTGCGCCGCAGCCCTGGTGGTGCTATCGCTGGACCGCCGCAGATTGCTCAACTGCGTGCGCCTGTCCTCAAGCGGCTTTAATTTTATTGCCTTCACGCCGGGCAGCAGTTTCGGCAGCCGCCCCATTTCCTCGACAATGTTGAAAACCTGTGGCGCGACATTCGGCCCAAAAGTGGCCTGCCCGCGCCGCATGTGAGCTGCCAATTCGCCAATACCGGCAGACAAGATTGACATGCCACCGCCAGCTTCCCGCGCTGCGGTGTACGCCTCTCTAATGCGGTCGCGTGCGGTTTTCTCTTGTTCGCCCAGCGCGCTCTGCACGGTTTCCATCGCAGCCTGCGGCGTTGAAGCCGTCACTGCGCTTGGCCCGCCAGCAATGCGCTGCTGAATTTCTGGAATATTGGCACCTAGCTGCTGCTGCTGCGCTTGGCGGAAGGCAACAGCTTGGCGTGCGGCAGTGTCGCCATAGCCACCACGCGCTGCGGCACTCTCTAACTGCTGCATCGAAACGTCTCGCGTGACATCGCCCTGCGACAGCGTGACGGGCACTGGCAGGGTCTTTGCTTCGGCTACGCGGGCACCTACTATCGGGTCGTCCGTCTGATCCATCGTGCGCTTGAATTCGACACGAAATTCAGGCGTTACGTCGTCAGGGTCCAAGCCCGCCTGCTCTAAAAAATCACGCCCCTGCCGCGTGAAATTTCCGTTCTTGTAAAGGCTGGGATTTTTGAATGCATACCGGAACAGCTTGCCCACCAGCGGGGCGAACCCCTCACCTGCGAACGCACCAGCCGCCGCAATACCAGCGCGCATAGGGTCTGGCGGCTCGCCCGCCATTAAATTACGCGCCATACTGCCAGCGCCAGCACCCGTTCCGGCACCGGCCATCTGACCGGGAAGGCCAAGTGCAACCCTGCCCAAACGCGCGAACGGGAGCGCCATCGATCCCTCGAACACGACATCCGTTAATAGCTCGCGCCTGTCTTGCGCGCTTAACCCAGGCCGGTTGAGGAAAAACCTTTTGTTTTGAAACTCGACTATGATGTTGCCTTTGGCGTCATGGTCGAAGGAAACAGCTTCGCCCATTTTTTTGGCGGCATCCGAGATATTGTTGACCTTGCCCTGCGTTGAGGTCGGCAGCGTTACCGCTCGCTTCAGCGCAATAACGGCTGGCGGCACGCGGTCCTCTTCTTTCAATAGCGCCATGCCCATCATCGATGCTGGGCGACCGCGCGCGCCTTCCCCAACCTGGAAGGTTTGGTCTAGCCACGTTCCGAACTCTGGCAGTTCTTCGTCGTAGCGCCCTTCGCCAGTAATAGCGCTTTCGACCGCCTTCATTTGACGCCCAATCCACGGGCCTATTCCTGGCTCCGTTTTTTTGGGAATTAAATGCTCGTATGGGTTCGCCATTACTATTTCACCAGATAAACGAGTTTATGAAAGCCTCTTTCAACCATCGTTTCGATGACTTCTTCCCTATTTCCGCCAGCAGCTATGACACTATTTGCGTGCGCAAGCTCCGCCCTCTGCTCCGCATTAAGCTCTGACTCATCGAGGGGTAAATCCAGGCCCTCGAAAACACGCTTGCTTCCAAAATGTTCATCGCGCGCAGCGTAGTAATTGATATCAAGCTGCCCCTTGTTCTTGCGGGCGTAATTTTGCGCAAATCTGGCCTCATCGACTTCCCGCTGGGCAAGTTTTTCGGCCATGCGAATGATTAACTCGCGGCCCGCTTTTGTATTCGTTAGCGCCGGGTTAAGTTTTTCTAATTGGGCTAGTTCTTTTTCGCTTATCGGCCCCTGTAGCCTGCTAACCGCCCCAAGCAACAATTCGGTCTGGAGAGCGACAAACGCCTCGCTTGCCGCCACATTATCTTCCAAGCCTAACGCAGACGGTTTGAGGCCAAAGGCTTTCAGCAGGCGCTTGCCGCTGACTTCCATGCCCGCAAACGGCCCTCCAGCAGCCGTTGCACCCAATCGCCTCATGGCCCCTAAATTGGCAATCTGTTTTTTCGCTGTTTGGCCGCGCTTCATTGTGTCAATGAGTTCATTGGCGTAAGCCGCGCCCAGGGTTTCTGCGCCCTTTGATTGCTGCTTCGGCATAAGTGTGCTTTGCCTTTGCACATAACCCTGCCCCAAAAAGTCATTTATTCTTGGGTCATCTCGCCGGAAGCTCACAGCGCTGGTTTCATCGCCGGGCTTTATCAGCGTGACAAGCGGCGCGTTGGCTTGCTTTGCACGCATATCGAAAACGGATTTAAGGCCCGCGACCGGGTCAGGGTTGAGCATAAGGGCAACGCGCTCTTGTTCTGTAAGGCCGCCTAGCGGGCCGCCCGTCATTGCCTGCTGCGGCATCTCCGGCTGCTTGGCAAACATCTCCGGGTCGCCTTCTGTCCAGGTGGACGGTGGCGGGGCTGCGCGACCGGGCATTTGTCCGCCCAGGATGCTTTGCAGAAAATTCTGCCGCCGCTTTTTGTTTCTATAATCCATGAGCGCATTGGCATATTGAAGATTTGCCAACCGCCCGGCCTGCGCTTGTTGCTGCCGCGCCTGCTCGATCCCTGGCTTTGCCAGCATCGCGCCAATCAACCGTGTTCCAACATCAGCTAACCCGCCGATTGCAGAGCGCGTATCAATGGGGCGCTGCATCAGGGATTGCCCGAACAAAACGCGAGGGTCGGTATATGCCATCGTTACGGCCTCAAAATGTATGCGCCGCCAAGCGCACCGCCCAAGCCAAGCAGGCCGCCCAGCAGGCCCTGGCGCTGCTGGTTAGCTGCGTTGAACCCGGCGAGTTGTCCGGCGTACTGTTGGTTGTACGGCCCCATCACATCCACCGCGCCAGCGGGCGCAAATTGCGGCGGTTGAGCAACGGGCGTGGTGCGCATTAGCGCGGCCAATTCATTAAACGGCAGCGCACGCTGGAACGCCTGCTCTTGGCCTAGCTGCCGCCTGCCGCTCAAGCCCAGATTGAACAGCCTGCTTTGCTCGGCACGCCCAGCGCCTATTGCTTCCAGGGCAGCGTTGCTCAACGCTTCGTTGCGGGCGCGGTTGAAAATATCCAACTCTGCGCCAAATGCCTCGCCGCCTTGAGGCAGCCCCTGATTGGCAAGCCGCGTGCGTAACGCCTCCTCTTGTCTGGCAAACACGGGGTTGAGAAGGTTCTGCGCTCGCTGGAATGTCGCGTCTTCGACGGCTTGCGCGTCCGCTGCGAGATCGGTCGGCAAGGCAGGCAGGCCGGAATATGAAAATGGCGTTGTTGGCACGCGGTCAATCGCACCGCCTGCAAGGTTGCCCAGGTTGACCGCCATCTGCTCTTGAATGCCGCGCTGCGATTGCTGGAACGGCGACTCCTGAACAAACTGCGCTGCGCCCTGCCCCTGCACGAATTGGCCTTGAGGGCCAACGCTGCCAAAGAGGACATTGCCCTGCGGGCCGAACCGCGAAATGCGGTTTGCCTCGCTCTGTAGCTGGATGATTTGCGCTGGATCTGGCGCGGGGGGCGGATCGTTGCTTTTGCTCATCGTTCAAGCCATTTGCATTCGTGTTTCAACATGCCGTAACCGATTCTCTCAACCTTGCCTCTGCGCTTGCCCTCGACTTGAAAGCCAGCCCGCTCCACGAACGAACGTGCGGGCTTGTTAGCCTTATCGACGGTGGCGCTAATGCGTTCGCAATCGAGTTGAACGAACGGATAGGCAAATACCGCGTACAGATTTGCTCGCGTACACCAACGCGGCGTGATGGACGCAAGGCTCGCCTCAATGTCGCGGTACTTTTCCGAATAGGAGGCGTAAACGACACCAGCCAGCGGCTTGTTGTCTGCGCCGACAAAGCCAATGCCGACCGCCTCACCGAAATTTTTGATCCCAAGCTGAAGGCCGACCCACTCAACAACAGCCCTGTCGCCATAAAGAATCTTCACCTAAATGCTGTTTCCTTCCGGCGGCGCTTCGCTAGGCGATATCAGTTGCGCGTTATCGCCTCCGACCAGCAAACAAGCCACCCCGTTGGCTCGGCTGACGACAACAGTCCATGTGTGGTTTTTGGTCGGAGCGTAATAGAGTTCCATCATTGCGCCGTCGACAATGCCCCGCATGATGACCACCTCGCCGTACCGCTCTCGCAACTGCTTGGTGATTTTCTCTCGGGGTCCGCACGGCAGATCGTGTGCAGCTACCGGAGCGCACAAAAAAGCCGCCATGCAGGCGGCGGTCATTGCAAGCGCGGCACCGCGTATCATCGCGAGTTCCAAAGCTGAAAGAGTGTTTTAATTTTATCCTCGACAACGCCCAGGCGTGCGCGAACCTCGGCGCGAAACGCCGCAGCGGCAGCAATCAAAATGGCGAGCGCAGAAATCTGCGGCCACCAGTCGGCGAGGATCGTTTCCACGACGTAACCTTTACGCAGGTTCTTTGTCTGGCTGCGACGCGTTAGCTTTTTCCGTAGCCAACTCTTGTCTTGCCGCCGCTAGCTGGACTGCAAGCGACGCCGCCCTAGAACTAATCATCACAAGTTGGTTCTGGAGTTCAGCGATAGCGACATCCGCTTCAGACATGCGGCCCGCCATCAGACATCTGTAGCTTTGTCAAAGATACTTTCAGTCTTGAGTTTAGCATAAGCATGAGCAATAAGATTACTACCACTCTCGTCGCCTACAGAATAAGCGTACTTAAACCTATCTATAGAGGGGCATGGAATAGTCTTAGCACCTACTTTTGCACGTTCATCTGAATCTTTGTATACAGCTACATCTACCATGAGAAACCACTCACTTCCTGTTACTTCAATAGTTTTTGTAAAGTCATCTGGATCAACCTTTGATGTAGTTGTATTATCTTTTTTACATAGGCGAGCATCCGTCACACGAATATATCCATTGCTGTGCGTAATACCGCCCTGTAGAGGAATGTCTGCTTTTAATGCCATAGTTTTAGTATCCTTTACTCATGGTGTGTTAAACGCTGGCAACACAGGCAGTTTCATTTTGCTTAACTCGCCAGCAAATTTATTCTTCTGTTCATCAGAAAGAATATTATAGAAAGCCTTTTGAATATTTCGCGTTTGTCGAATAGCATCAATTATTAAACCATTCAGACCTTTAGTGCTTACAAAATGATGCCCATCATCGTTTAACGTAATCACACCGGTGTCGGCCAAGACCTGTGCGTGTTCTTGAATAAAGTCTCCATAAACACTCTTCGCGAGTTTTTTATCCATATGTGTGACATGGCGTGATGCAGATAGAAGTGCAACGTCATCATAGTCATCCCATACGCTATCGCTATGTGTGCCATCAGCGTGTGTGTCGCCTTCTTTATCTATAAGCCATCTGCTCACGCCCCCCGCTTGAAAAACAACGAGATTTGAGCTGTTATCGATGCCTTGCCCGTCTGCATCAGCATTCTTTCTAGCATCTATCATTACTGGTGCTGTTCCACTCGTGCTTCTTGCTCCACTTACAGCTTCACCATATCCTCGTATTTTAATAGCAGCTTCAGTAAGATCATCTTCTGCAAATCCCTCAAGAAGAGCACCTCCACGAACACCATCATTTTTCTTTATATGAAAGTATGTATCAGCTTCAGCAACATTTGTGACCGTCTGACTAACATCAGAAGATTTTAACGCAAGTGCTTCATCATCATTTGCCCCCTGATTTAGCGTCATTCCTACGCCCTGTTTAGAATTTGTTGTATCTCCTACAAATGCTCCTCGTGAAGATAAGTAGAGTTTTGATGTAGCTCCACCACCAGCAGTGTTTACTCCAAAATCAAAGTAGTCATCGCCCATATGGTATAGTATTCTGCCAGAACGCCCTACACCAGAATCTCCGAAAACGATACTACCAGTAGCACCAAGAAGTGCCATACCAACATTACCACTCCCTTCAATAACTAACTCGTCTTCATCAGCATTAACTGAAGCTCCACTATCGGCTGTTTTAATATGAATACCAGAGCCTAAATCTTTTGTATTAACTACACCAAGAGTAGGAGTGGTAATTGTACTGCCAGATTGTGCAGTAAAGGTATTTGCAGTAAACTGAAAATCATCAGCCCCTGCAATACGAATATCTATTTGATCGTCAGTATCCGCAGCTATTGTCGTATCCTGGTCTGCGTCTAAAATTAGCTCCGTTCCATTGAGATCAATTTTTGAGCCGGTTTGAACTTCAAAAGCATTCGCTTTAAAAGCAAAATCATCGGCCCCGGCGATGCGCACATCTATTTGATCATCTGTATCCGCAGTAATTGAGGTGTCGCCGTCAGCGTCCAGTATTAGCTCTTTGCCGTTGACATCTAACGTCTGGGACATTTCGACGCCAGAAGTCGAAACCTTAAACGGGCCTGTGGTGCCCTCGCCGTCCTCGACAGAGCGCAGCGTTCCATCGATGCCCGAATTTGAATTGCTGACTTGCAGCAGATCCTTGTAGGTGTTTCTGGGTTTCGTGCCGGTTAAAGTCGCCATGTTAATTCCCTAAATTGCTCCGCCAAGCTGGAACGCAAACGTGGTTGCCAGCCAATCGATATCCTCACTGGAGGTTGTGCAGCTAAACTTCAGGCCAATGGCATCGCCAATGCCCTGCGCCGAATACCAGTTTGAAACAGCGGCAAAGTCGCCATCCCATTCACCCGACCACGCCTCCCACAAAACATCGATCTCCTCCCACGAATCGTCGTCAGGCGTTATCGTGTAGAGCGCGTCTGAAAGCGTAGTTTCACGAAAATCTATTTCCGCGCCGATGGAAATCGACACGCCAGCCGTAGCTGAAACAGTCGGCTTCAGACCCGTGATCTGCTTGTTGATTCCGCGTTGCCCTAGATGCGTAAACGCTTGCCGCGCGATCCCCTCCCGCGCAGCCCCGGCATCGCTTTTGCCGCTGTTCAGCTTGTAAATAATGCCGCCACCGCCGCCTGCAAATAGTTCGTTGCCTGCGGTCGCCAGCGACCTAGCCGGAATGCCGGTAAAGCGAGCCCACGCGCCTGTAATCGTGTTCAGCACATACTGGTGGTAGGTAACGCCCTCGGTAACGGGCACGTTGAAAAACAGCGTCTTGCCGTCTGGCCCACGGTGCGCCTGCCAGCCGAAATTGCCTGGGTACGCCGCCGTTGCCTCTTCGACCGCGCCACGAATCTTGTCGCTAATGGCGTCTGCCGCACCCGTGCGCCCGGCTGCAACAGCCGTCAGCGGGAAGAATCCGCCCCGCGCTATGATGATCGCTTCGCCGCCTAACTTGACCGCACCGCGCACGCCAATGGGCGCAGGCATACGATAAACGCCGACCAGGGACCACGCATCAGCAGAGCCTGGGTTGGTGCCGGTGTAAATAATCACCGTGCCGTCCGACATAAAGAACGCCAGAAAATCGTCAGGCCCAGCGCCGCCGTCACGGCTCCAAGCCTCCATTGCAACGATATGCCCGCCGGTTTGAACAACAGTATCCAGCGCGAACTTGGTCAGGGTGCCGCCTAGCGTGTTGACGCCCGAATACCAAAACGCCCTGGGGTTGGTGCCGTCGCTTTTCTCAAAAAAGAAGGTGCGCGCCTTGTACGCGCCACCGCCGATTAGGTGCGAGGTTGTCAGCCCGGTGCCCGAAACCGTCATCCCCGCAACGCTAGACCCGTCAAACGTCTTGGGCGCGTCCGCGCCGTTCATCAGCGCGAGCTTTCCTCCGAAATTAAAGCCCTGCCAGCGGTCGTTGCTTAGGCCCGTCGCTAACGAACTCGCAGCGCCTTCAGCGGTAGCGTCATACAGCGCACCGCCGCCAGCAGCTATTAGCTTTGAGGTGCCGCCGCTGTGAAACTCGATAACCGTTTCCACATCGCCGCTGCCAACGCCGGTTGCGTGTGAAGCAAACCCCTTACGCAATGAAACTTTCGATGCTTCCGGCACCCAATTATCGAGCACCACCGCATCCGTCGCTTCCATAGCGTCGAGCGAATCCCTCGCATTCCACCCGCCGATAGGCGACGGGATGGTCAGCAGCGCGCCGCCTTGCCCGTTCGCCATTAGCCAAAACCAGTATCGGGCACGTTGCCGCCAAGTACGACATCGCTAATGCTGCCACGCGACAAATTAAGCAACGGCCTGCCGCCGTCCCTCGCCGCCGCCTTGCTGCACTCTGCCATGTACTGGTTGAAATCCACCTCGTAGGGCAGACCCTTGGCCTTCTTAAAGCGGTAGATGATGCCAAGCGTCATCAAGTGCTCGTCCAGCAGGCCGGTATCGGTATCTGCCGCCCACGCGGCTTGATCGGTGCCGCCGGAAGACTCGCACCAGTTCTCGATGATGAAGTCGTACTTGATAGCCCTGGTACTGGTCGGTGTCGGAAACAGGTAGAACAGCTTGCCGTAAACGCGGAACACCGAATCCAAATCAGAAAGCGACGTTATGCCGTTCTGAAGCGTGGCCCATTCGTTGGGCATCGCAGGCCCGCCGATTTTCGTGTTGTTGGTGTTGTCCCACACCGTATCCTCGATGATACGCAGCGGGGTATCGCCGGTAGACGGCAGCGCATAGGACGCGGTGCCATTACTGGTATTGAAGCTGTGGATGTTTTGCAGCGCGGTCCACTCGTATTTGCGCGCTAGCTCCTTGCCCTCACGATTGGCAAGCGCGAGCATCTGGATCGCCGTCTGATCGGAAGACCCGACCACGCTGGCCGGCTTGGCAACCCCGATTTCGTCGCAAGCATCCTGAATAATCGTGAGTAGCGTCATAATTGCTCTTGCTTCCTTGGTCGCCCACGCTTGGGCTTATCTGCTTTGAGCGCGGCTAATTCGCGCTTTAATTCTTCGATCTCGCGCTCTTGCTTGTGGGAGTCCGCCGCAGCCAGATAGTTCTGGGCAGCGTTGCGCAAATCAATCGCGCCCATGCCTATGTTTTGCAGCAGGCC